TGAAGTAGCTTCGTTAATCAAGAAAGACGCTTGGTTCTCATATAATTGAGCTACGTTTTCTCTTAAGTGTCCTTTAAGACCTTCTAGGAATCCTAATTTATCCCATTTGTTAATTGTATCTTCTTTAATAACTTTAAGGTGTTTTAGCCCGATGTTACCAACAAGACCTGATTCTAATAATGCTCCCATTTTTGTTTGTTTTAATTTGTTATGTTTATTTTTTTATTTTAATTTACCCATTAAATCTTTCATTCTAAGGAATTGAGGATTTTCATAAGTTTTTGATTCAATTAAATTAACTGCAGAACCTGTAGTGTGAGTTTTATCTAATTTAGATTCTAAACTCTCGTTAATTGGTGTGCTAGTTTTAACTGACAATTCATTTTTAAGTGTTTGATATAAGTTTTTAGACTCTTTAATAGTCTCAACAGAATCAAATCTTTTTAAGATGTTTATTTTTTCTTGTTTTGATGTAGTACATTCAGTAAACAAACGAGTAGCGTAAGCTAAGTTTGAGTTAAAGATTGCAACTTCATTTAATTTGTTTCTAAAAATGTTAAGTGCTTTTCTGTACTCTTCATTTTTTTCTCTAAGCATTTGTAATTCTTTAGCGTCAGTATTCTCTTTAATAGGGAATTCCAAGTTTCTATTAGGAGTAATACCTTTTCTAAGTCCACGACCTGATTTAGAACCGTTTCCGTAAGTACGAGCAGCTTCAGTAGCTTCAGCTTTTTTAGTACCACGTACTTGTTTAACTTCACCTTCAAGATTTTCACCTTCTTTGAATTCAAACTTCGCTTTACCTGTACCAACAGATTTAGGAGCTTCTTTCATTTTAGTGTTAAAACCTTTTTCTTGGTTTGGTTTAGATGAATACTTAAATTTAGAAGGATTACCCATACCAACACCTTTAGGTTTGATAGTTAAACTTGATTCCTCAAGATATTCTTCATCTTCTTCCATTTCTTCTTCCTCATCCATTTCAATTTCGTAAACAACTTCTTCGTCGTTTTCTTCAAGACCATAGTTTTCGTCAAATACTTTAGAAACGATATCTTCAATAGATTCTTCACTTTCTTCGTCGTCTCCGAATTCTTCAGACATTTCAATATCTTCTTCTTCTTCGTCTTCAAAATCTCCAAATCCTTCAAACATTTCCATGTCTTCTTCTTCTTCGTTTTCACCAACAATCATATATTCTTTATCACCATCCTTTAAGTTAATGTTTCCAGTCTCGTCTTTTTTAACGATAACATTATCTTCAGGTCCTAATAAACTGAATACTCTCAAGATTTCTGAATCATCCTCAATATCAGTAAGGTCAATAACGTCTTCGTCTTCGTCGTCAAATTCGATATCCCCAAACTCATCAGAATCTTCATCATCTTCTAAATCATCAATATTATCTGTATCCATTTCATCACCCATAGGTAAATCCATTTCAACATCCGTGTCAATCTCGTCTTCCTCTTGTTCGGTTAGAGATTCTTTTACTAGCTCTTTGATTTCTTCCTTCATAGTAGAAGCAAGTATTCCTTTTGCATTTTCCGCAACTGCTTCTTCCAAATTTCTCATTTGGATGATTGCGTCCTCAACTAAAGATTTTTCTTTTGCCATTTGTTGTTTTATTGTTTTATTAGATAAATATCACCTTTTTACAAAAAGTCTTTAATTAGACTATTATGATAAAAGATTTTATTAATTATAAATATCATTAAAAAACGAAAAGACTAAAAAATGTCTATTTTTTCCTATAAAAACTAAATATTTTTTATTTTGGACAAAAAAAAAGAGGACGATTAAGTCCTCTTTTAATTAAAATATTTTTTTTTGTTATTCTATAACCTCATCAATTTTGCTTTCAACAATACCGGTAATTCTCCAGGCAAGGTTATAGTTTTCATAGATTTTGGTCACTTTAGATTCAACATCAGTTGGATTATATCCTCTAACTAATTTTTCTTCTCTAAGTTTTTTTAATTTACCTGATTCGTTATCAATTGAATCAATTGCGATTTTCGCAACAAAGTACTTTTCGTCCATATTTTATATTATTTATTTGTTTCCTAAATAATCGTTTAATTTTTTCATTAAGTCAAGTGATTTATTTCCGTTTGAACCAATTTGTCTATCAACATTAATTTTTCTATCTTCCTCAAGATTTTCATCATACATATGTCTATCACCTTCATTTTTGTAAAGGTAAGCCCCCGGTGTTGATGGTGATGAAACTAAATCAAAACAGATTAATTCAAAATCGTCTTGAACTTCATTTTGTTCACCCACTTTTTTAAGTGACCCTACACCTCTTGATGAAATACCTAATGTAACACCTTGTCTAAGGTAATTAGCTGCTAAATCACCCTTAGATGATACAATACCTCTTTCGTGGTAACCAGGTGTTGTTAATAGTTTAATTTTACCTATTAACGCAGGTCCTTCCCACCATATTTCAGTTATTGCGTGAGATACTCTATCTAAGTCAATTAATGATGATTCAGGGTGATTTAGTTCTGACAACGCAGTTCCTTTCTCAATCATTTTTTTATAGTTCTGAGCTTCTCTTTCTAATAGTCTTTTAGGGTATACTCTACCGTTTCTATTAGGTGTATCATATTTCTGTAATACAGCATAAAACTCAAAAGGTTTTGAGTAATCTGACATATCTTTAGACTCTCTTAATATTTTAGAGTTGTGTTCATCGTTTGGTGAAATATAACCCGCATCGTATTCAATAAGGATTAATTTTTTATTTAGGACATTAGTTTTATTAACTTCTATATTGCTCATAAGAAATGTTTTCTTAATAAATATTAAGAATTTTGTAATTCTACCTCTTCGTTATGTATTTTAGTTGTTTTAGTTAAATAAAATTTGAAATATTTGTTTTTATTAAAATTCCTATTAAAGATTTCTGATGTTATTTTTTGTAATGAATTTTTAATTTTATTATCCTTAAATTCTAAATTTTCTTGGTTTAAATAAAAATTAATTTCTAAATTCATAAATGATTTTTTTGATTGGGATAGTCCACTTGACCTCAAATCTAAATCAACAATGAATGTGTCATCAAATAAATCATTGTTCATTGTTTCATAGATAGAATGTTTCACATCTCTACTTAAGTTCAATACAACTCTATTCCAATCTTCTAATTCTAATATAGGTTCTACCCAGGTCTGAATGTTTAAGTAAATTGATTTTAAATTAACGGAATCTACCGTCCCATAGATTATCTTTGCATTCTCAAATCCATCAATCTGTGATGTTTTTCCTTTTTTCATTAATGTACATATTTTTAGTTTATTTTATAAAAAAGTAATCAAAAAATATTCATTTGTCAAAAAAATAATATTAAACAAAAAACCCCCTCTGTAATAGAAGGGGTTTGATTATCAACTTATAGGTTGATTTATAAATTTTCGTTTAAACTTTTAAGTTTAAAATAAGTTAATTTGTCGTATTTTTCTGAACTTACTTTAGAGATAGTTTCGTTAATAGTCTCTTTAGTTGTTGAATCAGATTCATTAAGTTTCATTTGTGTTAACTTACTAATAACATTTTCTTTAATTGTTTCGTAAGAAGTTTGTAATTCTTCATCACTAGTTGTTAACAAATCAGTTAATTCTTTTCTATCACTTTCTTCTAAATTTTGAATATAGGTAGAGATAGTTTTGTTTGCGATATTAACCATAGAAGTTAATGGAACATTAACAGTTTCTTGAACTTTTTTAGGTTGTTTCTTTAATGATTCAGAAATAAGTTTTTTAGAATTAATTCTTGACTCAATAGTTAAAATATCAGTTGAGAATAAGTTATCAATACTTTCGTAAATATTTTCAGCTTTAGTATTACCAACCCATTTTTTCAAGTTATCAATATCAGATTGTTTTATTTTATTGATTGTATTTTCATAAATTGTAATACACTCATTAATATAATCATTAATGACAGATTCATTTAAACCTTTATCAGATGATAAATCATCATAAAGAAAAAAGATTTTATTAATGTTTTTATTTTCTAATACTAATTTCTTAAAATTTTGTATTTCTGTCTTGAATGTATCATTTTTATATGATTCTAATAATACATTTTCTACCTTTGATTTTAATATACCGAACTTTATCATTTTACTTTTTTATATATAAATATCTAATCATTTAGAAGTTTACCCAATTCAGTCTCCATTTCACCTAAATAATTTTTGGCTTTAGATAAATCAATATAAGTATCATCATTAAAAAGACCTTCATTTTCTAATAAGATGTTGTAATCATTTCGGATAAATGATTCCGGAGTTACTCCAGCTTCACCACCTACTTCTGGTCCTGGGGGTGTCGGAGCACCTAATTCTTCTCCACCCATTTCAGGTGCACCACCTAAGGCACCGAAGTCACCACCACCTGATTCAGAACCAGGTTCTGTTGGAGGTGTACCACCGGCAGCTTGTGGAGCTCCAGGTTTATTACCATATAACTTATCAATGTTATCAAATATTCCGGTATGAGTAATGATAGTTGCTGTGTTAGTTAATTCAGCACCAGCCGCTTTCTCAATACGTTGTTGTTGTAAATCAAGTTTAATTTCTTCATCAGAAAACCCTAAAATATGTTTTTTACCCCAAGATACAGATACTGGAGCAATACCTTCAATAGGTGTTACAGCATCTTTGTAAGCTAATAATTTTTCCTTAAAAATATCAATCTTTAATAAATCAGCTTGACTTGAAGGGTTAGTTAATCCTAATGTAAAGTTTGATAACTCATCCTCAAAACCTAATAAAAATAAGTGAATGATAGCGATTTTATTTAATTCAGCAATCATACATTTTTGTATTCTATTGATTGTTCTTGCGAAACGAATATCCATCAATGATAAATCTTTACCACCACCAACAGTTTCCTCAAAACCTAAAAACGCTTTAGGAACTCTAAGAGCTGTTAACATTTTCTTTTGGATGTATTCAATATCAGCAATCTCAGCTAAGTTTTGAGCACCTGGTAAAGTTTCAATAGGAGATGCTGCAGCTTGGTCACGAACAGGAATGAAGTAATCTTGGTCAACAGCCATTTGATTAAATCGCATATCAACATTTCCTGAACTTGAGTCAACAACCTGACTTCTCTTAAATTTATTAGCAACACGTTGTACATATGGTTCAACATCTTTGTCATCCATATTACCAACGAATACCTTAAATACCCTTCTTTCCGGAGCACGAGATGTTCTATAAATTAACATCGCGTCTTCAGCTAATAATAATTGTTTCCAAATTCTTCTTGCTTTCTCTAACATAGAAGTACCATAAGGTAATTTTCTATCATCACCCAATAATCTAAAGTGTGCGATTTCCCAAGTATTAAATTCCATATCTTTGGCTTTCCACTTGAATCGTAAACCTCTATTTTCAGGTAATTCTTCAACATTAGCTGATTTAGCTGCCATACCCCTCTCTAATCGTTCTATCTCAATGTTAGGTAACTGCATAGCACCAACAATACCTTTCTCAGCATCTAACTTAAGATAAACGAAGTTATCCCCATATTTACAAGTATTTCTTGTCCACATAGGTAAGTTTGTGTTGATGTCTAAAGCGTTGTTGAATAAATCAGTTAAAATTGATTTGATACGTTTTGATTCAGAATAAACTTGTAACATATAACCATTCTGGTCAACAGTTGTTGATTCCTCACCATAGATATCTAATGCTGCTGAGATTTCAGGAGTATACTCCATACTTTCGTAATCGTAAAAAGACGCTAATCTAGTTGGTTCATAATATACCGCTTGAGTGTATAAGTTACTTTCTATTTTTGTCCATTGATTACCTAAGTAATAAGTTTGTTGAGCTTGTAACTTTTCCTTTTCAAATTCAGCTTTAGAAGTTGTTTTTAACAACTCCTTTTTATCCAACTTGTAGGTAGGATAATCCTGATTCAATAATGAGTTAGGTCCAAAAGCCTTTGATAACCTTTGCCAAACCGTTAAATTGTTTTGATTATTTTGATTATTTTCCATATTCTTAATATAAATAAATTTCTATCCATATAAATAGTTACTTATATGGAATAGAAATTGTTTTACCTCATACCACCGAATAACCACCCGTATTTATTATAATCATCTTTTGATATATTACCGTTACCATATTGGTTAGGATTTTGATTATTATAATTTGGTAATACAGGGTTAAAGTCTAATGTCTTATTAATTTCAGTGTTATTATTAACAGACCAAGAGTCAATCATCGCTTTTGTATGTTCTGTAACTTTAGTTAAATTACTAAACGATGATTCAGAAACATATGTCGCCATTGCGATTGACATAATTAAATCGTCATGATGTCCTCTTTGGTGGTCAGGACGACCATTGATATAA